TCATGTGTTTTTGGAACGCTTTTGCCTGATCCCTTATAGCAGGATGTGCATCGTCAGATACACTAATCAACTTTTCTACACAGCGTTCTGCATGCTCATCGGGAGTAAATCCTCGATTTTGTGTTGTCTGTACGTTGACGATTGGATCGTCTGATACATTTAAATCTAACTTAAACATTATTGTTTATTCCTCACAATTTTACCAACGCGATAGTCTTGCGTAGTTTCTTTTGCTTCTCCCAACATTTTAAGACCTTGTAACGACTCTGCAAACCTTTTGTCATACATAGCCATCATGTCTTGCTCACCTTTCATAAAAATATATGCTTCTACCAAAGAACCATATAGTAAAGAAAGCTCTGCGTTTTCACTCAACCAAGATGTATCTGTTCCTGCACCAGATGTTAAACTAGCAGGTCTAAATAAATACTGAACCTCCACTTCGTAGTCAGCATTAGGTGTAGGAGCTAATATAAAGTTACCCACATCAAATTGAGCATAATATCTTGGTTTTCCTGTTTCTGTTTCATTAGGATGAAATGACTCAATGTAAGATAAATCTTTAAATTCAAGGAACTCTTTTTCGTTATTAGACGTTAAAGTTAAAGAAAAAGGTGCCAAAAAATCACTAGGCGCACCAAGAAATTTATTTCCTGATGTCATACTACCTTGCTGATTACGCATAAAAAGATTTAACTGAACGCTTTTAAGTATACGCTCTTCAGCCGCCCTAATAAAAATAGGAAGATTATTAACAAAAGTTGTTTCAGAATTTTCTGTATAATCCTGTATGGCTTGCTTTAAACTATCAAATGTAAAACTCATGGTGTATTCGCTTGGCCTCCCATTCCGCTATGGTTGGTACAGTAGTAATACAATGTTGGAGCGCCTGATGCTACTGTTATCTTCGTATACGCTCCTGCGCTACCCGGAGTTCCTGTTGTGGTTACACCCGTGGTGTATTCTGAAGCGCCTCCTCCAGCGTGTGTACCGTTTGCAGTTGTGCTAAATCGCAAAGGATGCCCACTATTGCTTGAATCACTCTGGTCAAACCAATATGTTTCCCCTTCATTTAATGTAAGCGTTGGGGATACAGATCCATCAATATAGTATTTATTACCTGTTCCATAGGCATTAGTACCCGTGGCAACAGTAACAGCGTAATTAGTTACATTTGTTGAAGTAGTCACAGAACCAACAGAAGAAGTACCAGCAGATCCTGTAACTGCAGCAATTACATTCGCTATTGAAACAGTAACAGATCCAACAGAAGCAGTGCTACTAGAGCCTGTAACTGAAGCAACTCCACCCTCTTCAACAGACACAGAGCCGACAGAACCTGTTATAGAAGAAGCAAAACCAGAAATAGCAACCGTTACAGAAGCAGGCAAAATTACTGTTACATCTCCCACTTGACCAGTGGCCTCTGTTCCTAAAGTTTCAGGAAAGAAAAGAGTGACCGTGCCAACTTGACCTGTGGCAACTAAATCATTTTCTTCAATCATGCCTGATAATGTTTTAAAACCAACAGGGTTAAAACCATACTGAAATGTTCTTTGGTTTACTAAATCTGTTTCTGGTCTAGCATTTTTTATTGCCTCTGGATCTGCAACTTTGCCAAAAGGTTCTAACTGAGGATGTTTTTCTTCATATTCATCTTTTCCTACTAACAGGCCATTCCACTCTCTACGCATGTCTTTCAGACGGTATCTGAAGCCAGACCTGTCTGAAATGCCAAAAGCAT